GAAATACCTATATCCTATTGCGTATTGATAGCGATAGGCCGTAGATTTTTTAAAGCAATATTGCGGGGCTTTAAACCCGCATTTTTCGCAAGTGGTAAGAATCATTGGTTTTCCCTTATATTGTTGTATTCAACATCATCATACAAATCATTCAAAGCCTGATAGTATCCATAAGCGATAATTCTATGAAAATCACTTGTTTTCACTTGGTCAAAACCATTTTGAGGGTCAAAATTCCAATCTTTTTCAAGATTTAACAATGTGTTGATTAGATGATCTTTTAAGTTTTCTTTGCTAAATCTCATTTTTATACCCTTTCAGTCTGTGTGATGTGAAATACATAAGCGGATTGTGGTTTAACGACTTCTTGGCCGGTTTTATCGGTATATCTGATCCATGTAATAACCTTGACCCCCTTTTCACCTTTTTTGACTTGCCGGCCTATTGCTTGCCATGCTTTATAAGTTAAAACATTCTCACGGGGAATGATCTCGCTGGAAGGAATACCTCTAGCCATAAAGCCCGCAAATATCGCCTGATAGTTAAGCCCGCTTGTATTGCCTCTAGCACGGGATAAAGCCTCTTGAGCATATAGATTAGTCATGATTAGGCCTTTACTTTCATAGATACTACTGTTGCCTGTAATTCATGGGGATAAGCATAGGGAAGGGCATTAGATAACATATTTAAAGCCTTCTCATTGTCTAATGTAAAGCCGTCATCTATCCATGACTGATCTACTGTAAATTGCACTGTAAAACTCACTGTTTGATTCATAATCTAGCCCTTTCGGTTAAATGGTTTGATAAATGTAGAATGATTGACTTGTTTTTACTGTTGCCTTTTTCACTCTTGAACCCGTATAAATACTTCGTCTAGTGTTTTCCCGTCAATCAATCTACAAGGTGAGTATTTCACGGGTTTATTTATAAATTCTTGATCTAGGTCAAGAAAATGGAAAATAATTTCCCACAATGTGAGAAAGTCTTAGGTGTTCGTAAACCTAAAAGCCCGTTTGTTTTTCCCGCAAGGGTCGGCCTGTCATCTGATCTACTAGGTAATAACATAAGATATAACACTGTATAGAAATACAGTCCTGTGCATATATACAGTAATTATGGTATCGTCTATCCATGTTCTGATGATGTTTCTATTATGTATATATGAGAATCCCAAGATTAAGTAAAAAGCAAATCAATGAGGCCTTAGATCAAGCCCCTATGTATGAGCTATTGAATGTTAATAAATCAGCACTCACAAGTAAGCAATTCAAATATTGCGAGGGATTAGCACGGGGAGAGACTAAAGCCGGTGCGTATCGGAAAGCATATAACAGTAAGGGCAATAGTCGGACAATAGCAAAGCGAGGGCATGAGATGAGCAAGCGAGGGGATATTCAGGCTACAACGGAAGCGATTAAGTTAGCGATTGAATGGGAGAAATCGCATACAGCCGGACAAATAAGGGCATTAGTAGCTCATAGGCTTACAGTCGAGGCCATAGCTGAGGACTCTAACCCATCAGTAAGGGTCAATGCCTTGAAAGCATTGGGAACTATTGCCGGTGTGGACTCATTCATTCATAGATCAGAGACTAAGGTCGTTAAGGATAGCGACAAGGCCAAGGACGACCTATTGGCCATGCTTAAAAATGCCCTAGCCGATAATTCGCGAACTATTGACGAAGACTTAGACATTCAAAACCTTATGCGAGAAATAGAAGGTGCGGGGATTGGCGATCCTAGCGGGCAGATCAGCGACCCCCTACCCCCTCTATTAGAGAGTAGGAGTCCCTTTAATACCTTGCATACTATTCCAGACATCCAATCACCACTTGAAAGTAGCCCCCCTATCTCAAAAAACAAAGAAGATGAGCAAAATCAATAAGTTACAAATTGAGCAGGGTTTTTCTACAGGAAACACCCCCCTTCGTTGTTTTTTTACAACATGGGTGGGGGGTATATTTTTATGAAAAAGATAATTGAAGATCTGAGAGCTATGCAACGTATAGATTACATACCAGACTCTATTGGCTATAAGCTATTAGAAGATGTTATTAGCCTACTTACTATGCTTCATGATGCTGAGGCTTGTGCTAGTAGACCGGGTAGGTTTTTAAAAAAATGAGAAACATTAAGGACGTGAAGTATGAGTTGGACTGGGCTATAGGAAGACTAGAGCAGTACGCTAGGCTAGTAGAGTTCCTAAGCCACGAGCATAGTTGTTTGATTAAGGAGCAGAAGGACCAAGAGAAACTAGCTGAAATTGAGGCTAAGAGAATAATTGAGAGGATGATGAAATGATTGAATCTATTGTAAAACCCCAACCCCTAGATAATGACGTAGCGGTAATTAAGATCCTACAGTTAATGGGACAGCTATCCGTATCCGATATCCGGTATGTGTTAGAAGTGTGTTCCCGTATCTATGGAGTGGTACAGCACCAAGACCGAGTTGCGTCTGCGCATTGGGTAGCGGGCGAAGAGGCGGGGAGTGACCGCAACTGGGAAAGCCACCTATGAACCGCGATTTAGTCCTAGCCATCCTTGGCATGGCGATTATCTGGTTAGCCCTAAATATCCTTTTATGACAGAAAAGCAACAATACGTCTATGAGGTGATTGAGACCTATTGGCTCAAGCGGGGATACGCGCCCTCGATTCAAAACATCATGGATATCACCGGAGATAAGTCTAAGGCCAATATCCAAAGGATTATCGTTCGGCTGTGTGAATTGGGACACTGCAAGAGAATCCCCCGCACCGCCAGATCCGTCCGCCCCGCATATATTAAATTAAAGCGTCCTAATGAATCTGACAGAACTAGTTAAGAAACTAGACCCTGCCCAGCAAGCTGCCTTTATGGAGGCGGCCGAGGTGTATTTAAATTCTAAGAAGCGCGAAAAAGCAACCACTGACTTTATGGCGTTTGTCCATGAAATGTGGCCCGGATTTATCAATGGCGCCCACCATAAGGTGATGGCCAAGAAGTTTGAGGAGATAGCCAGTGGGAAAATTAAAAGACTTATTATTAATATGCCTCCACGACATACCAAGTCTGAGTTTGCTTCTTATATGCTTCCTGCTTGGTTCTTGGGCCGTTTCCCTAATAAAAAGATTATTCAGTGTTCTAACACTGCTGAACTGGCAGTAGGCTTTGGACGAAAAGTCCGTAACTTAGTAGGAAGCGAACAATATGCGAAGGTGTTCCCAGATGTCTCTCTTAGGTCAGATAGTAAAGCTGCTGGTCGCTGGTCTACTAGCGGTAATGGCGAGTATTTTGCTATTGGTGTTGGCGGTACCGTTACTGGTAAGGGCGCGGATCTACTCATCATCGACGACCCGCATTCTGAACAGGAAGCTGCGATTGCGGCCACGAATCCCGAAGTTTACGATAAAGTATACGAATGGTACTCCTCAGGTCCACGTCAGCGACTCCAGCCGGGCGGAGCGATTGTAGTCGTGATGACCCGCTGGGCTAAGAAAGACTTAACCGGCAGAATTATCAAATCGTCAATCGAGAAAGACGGTGACATCTGGGAGACGATTGACTTTCCGGCGATTCTCCCGTCCGGACGCGCGCTATGGCCAGAGTTCTGGGATCTTAAAGAATTAGAGGTATTGCGGGAGGAATTGCCGATATCTAAATGGCAGGCGCAATACCAACAACAACCAACCTCCGAAGAAGGCGCATTAGTAAAGCGCGAGTGGTGGAAGGTATGGGAGCAAGACTACCCTCCTCGTTGCGAGTTTGTAATCCAGTCTTGGGATACGGCCTTTACTAAGAATGAGCGTTCGGACTACTCAGCCTGTACGACTTGGGGTGTTTTCTATATGAATGAGAACGAGAATGACCCACACGTTATCCTTTTGGATGCCTATAAAGCGCGCTTGGAGTTTCCAGAACTCAAAGATAAAGCCTTTGAAATGTACAAAGAATTCCAGCCAGATGCGTTTATCGTGGAAGGTAAGGCATCAGGACTGCCGTTAATCGGTGAATTACGACGCATGGGTATTCCCGTATCCGAGTTTACCCCAACCCGCGGAAATGATAAGATAGCCCGATTGAATTCAGTAACAGATTTGTTTGCGTCTGGCAAGGTTTGGGCGCCCCAAAAAAGATGGGCGGAAGAAGTTATCGAAGAGATGGCATCTTTCCCAAATTCAGATCACGACGACTTGGTGGACTCATCCACGCAAGCGCTTATTCGCTTTAGACAGGGCGGATTCATTAGACTTCCATCCGATGAACCCGACGAACCGCAGTATTTTAAATCCCGACGTAATGCTGGGTACTATTAACTAGGAAAAACATATGGCAATTGATAAAGCTCTCTACCAAGCCCCCGAAGGGATTGACGCTTTGGCTGAAAAAGAACAGCCACTAGAGATTGAAGTGGTAGATCCCAAGGAAGTTACCATTGGAATGGACGGGTTAGAGATTACTTTAACGCCTAACAGCGAGAAAAGCGATGATTTCTACGCTAACTTAGCTGAAGAAATTGATGATCGCACCCTAGTTTCAATTGCCAGCAGTCTTATAGAAGACTTCGAAGGCGATATTGGCGCGCGAAAAGATTGGATTCAAA